ATTGATCGTCAGATGAGTGGTGCTAACGTAGATCAAAACGCAAGTAGATCAATTTTGGCAGATATTATTCTTACTTCTGCAAGTTTTAATGTTAACCCAGATGATGGACAGGTTGTAGAGATAGCCTTTAGACCTAGTGCTGCTCCATCATTCGATTTATCTAAGACAGCTTAGTTAAATTAGCATAACTTAACGAACCTCAGTTTATCTGGGGTTTTTTTATGTTTTGCATTAGAATAATAGTATACTATTTTATTTTTATGGCGACTACCCTTTCCGCATTAGACAGATTAAGAAAAGCTGCAAATCTTGAACCTTCTAAAAAAGAAGTTGAATTATCTGATGGTTCTATTTTTGAAATGTATGTAACTCCATTAACAATGGCAGAGAGAGAAAGAGCACAAAAACAAGCTAAAAGTGATGATGCCAATGCTTTTGCTTTACAATTACTTATTGCTAAAGCACAAGATGAAAATGGTAGAAAATTATTTAGTGCAGGAGAAATTGATGTTTTAAAAAATGAAGTGAAAGACTCTGATCTTCAAAGTTTGATGTTAGCTGTTATAAATTCTGACGAGGAAACACCTGACCCAAAGAACTAGCTGCTCAACTGAAAAGAGATAATCTTATGATGTTGCAATTTGGTGTTGCAAAAGAATTAGGTAAATCTTTGGTTGAAGTTAGAGGTATGACATTACAAGAACTTATTGGTTGGAGTGCATATTTTCAGATATTAAATGAAGAACAAGAAAAAGAGTTTGAAAAAGCAAAACGAAGGAGATAAGCTAGAATAAGGTTAATTTTTATTTTCTATTGTGGCAACAAAAGCCCAAATACAAGTATCTGTTACTGGTTTTAAACAGTTACAAAACTTACAGGCTAGTGTAAAAGCTTTAGCACCACAAATAGATCAGGCGAATGCAGCATTTATAAGATTTAGTGGTGCTTCAAAACAAACTTTACCTATAGTTGCAAACTTAAGAAAAGAACTTGAAAAAAGTAAAGCAGCGTTTCAATCTTCTGTTTTAGGTACAAAAGTAGCAGTCGATGCTGCAAAAACTCAAGTTAATGCAGAACGTATTTTAAATAATGAATTAGAAAGAAGAAATGCATTATTAAATAAAACAAAAGGAATAAAATCTGATCCTATTGCAAAATCCATTGCTCGTAATCGAGCTAAATTTAGCGATGATAACGCTCCAGCATTTGAAAATATAAGAGATTTACCAAGTGGATCTAAACGCCCTTCTCGTTTTGCTCAATTTTCACAAGATGTGACAAAAACAGCCGTAGAAAAAAAAATTCAAGCAAATTTAAAAAATGAAAAAAGACTAACGCAAGACATTGCAGATATTCGTAGTAGAAGTGCTAAAAGAGTAGAAGCAAGTAATAAAAGAAGAATAACAAGTGAAAAGAAAGTCAAAAAAATTGTTGAAGAAACAAGAAAAGAACAAACTCGGATAGAAAAGATAAGAAGTAAAGATAGCGTAAGAAGAAAAAGAGATTTGTTAAATAGACCTGACATTAAAATTAGGCGAGGTTTGACAGGTAGATCCGCAGAGGCACGAGCAACTAGACAACGGGCAGCAGGTAGTGCATTAATTGGTGGTGGTTTTCCTTTGTTATTTGGTGGAGGGCCAGTTGCAGCTTTAGCTGGTGGTTTAGGTGGTGGTATTGGAGAATTACTTGGTAAAGGTGGTGGATTTGCTGGTTCTATTGCTGCTACTGCTGTTGCTCAAACAATTCAGCAAGCTGTTACTGCTATTTCTGAATTAGGACAGGCTTTAGGGCCTTTTACACAAGACACTCAAGCAGCAACGGCTGCAATGGGATTACAAGGATCTGCTCAAGAAGCACAATTAAAAAGAATTGAAAGAACGCAAGGAAAGACAGCAGCCTTTAATATTTCCATGAAGATGATGGAAAATAGAATAGGAGAAAGTGGTGTGCGTAAAATTAAAGAATTTGGAGAGACAACTAGAATTTTAGGTCAACAATTTAGTACGGGCTTATTAAAGCTACAAGCATTTATTGGTGGTTTTGCTAATTTTATTGCTAAAATTTTAGCTGGAACTAACAAGTTGAAAGAAGCTGAAATAGATCAATTTGTAAAAGATAGTGCTGCTGCTGGCAATAAAGAAGCTCAAGCATTATTAGATAGAGAAACAGAAATAGAAGAGACAGGGTTTGATATAAAAGGTCGTAATAGGAGAAAAGTAGCTAAATCTGGCACTCAAGATAAAATTGATCAACTTAAAAGAGATAAACAGATTTTTGCTATTGGAGAAAAAATTAGTGTAGCTAATGATGAAATATTATCTAAATCTCAATCTTTAATTGAAAATAAAAGACAAGAATTTGATTTAAACAAAAGAATAAAAGAAGAAATGGCAAAGGGTACAAATAAAGAACTTGCGACATCTCTAGCAAAAGTACATCAAATATTTGATGCAGAGCAAAAAGTTTTACAGAGTAAGGTTGATCAAGCAAAATTAGACTTTGATAAGGCTAAAGACTCTGGAGTTGAAGAAGAAGAATTAACAAAAGTAAAAGATATTCTTGATGCTCACACTTTAGAATTAACAGCACATGACAAGTTAAGAAAAGAGGCTATTAGACTTACAAAAGACCTTCATGACGAAACAGATTTAGTAGGAGAAGCCTTTGATAAATTAGGAGAATCAATTAATAATGATATAAAAGAAGGTATTAAAGGATTAATTAAAGGGACATCAACTCTTGGAGATATGCTAAATAAAATTGCAGATAGATTTTTAGATCTTGCTCTTAATCAAGGATTATTTGGCTCGATATTAGGTTCAAAAGGAGAAAAGGGAGGAGGATTATTAGGTGCTCTTGGTTTATTTGCTAACGGAGGTAGACCACCTGTAGGTAAACCTTCAATTGTAGGAGAGAAAGGGCCAGAATTATTCGTACCAAGATCATCTGGAACGATTGTGCCAAATAATAAACTTGGAGGTGGCGGTACTAATAATGTTGTTGTTAATGTAGATGCATCAGGTTCAGATGTTCAAGGCGATGATGCTGGAGGACAGGAACTTGGTTCATTAATAGCTGCTGCCGTTCAAGGGGAACTTGTTAAGCAGCAAAGACCTGGAGGCTTACTAAATAGATAATGGCTACTTTTCCTGACTACAATCCGCAATATTCTGCTACAAAACGTAGTCAACCACAGCAACGTATTACACAGTTTGGCGATGGCTACCAACAACGCACATCTTTTGGATTAAACCAAGACTCTAAAATTTGGAATCTTACTTTTAATGTTGATGATGAAGATGCTACTGAAATAGAAACATTTTTAGAAGCTAGAGGAAAAGATGGTGCATCATTTGATTGGTCTCCACCTGACACAACTACAACTTTTAAATGGATATGCAAAAGTTTTTCTAAGGAAATATTTGAAGTTAACCGAAACAGAGTAACAGCTACTTTTGAACAGGTATTTGAACCCTAATGGCAATCCCAACTTCCGCACTACAAGAAATCAACCCTGGTTCAATTATTGAACTTTTCACGATTGAACTAAATACAGCTTTACATGGTTCAAACACCATATATCGTTTTCATAATGGTGCAAATATGAACGCAAATGGAGAAGTTGTCTGGGCTGGTAACTCTTATTTAAGATTTCCTATTGAATGTACTGGTTTTGAATTTGGTTCAACAGGAACTTTACCTAGACCAAGAATTTCAATAAGTAATATTTTTGGAACAATAACAGCAATAATGCAGGATATTAATACAACAACTGTCGGTAATGATTTAAATGGTGCGAAATTTACAAGAATAAGAACCTTGGCACGTTTTTTAGATGCTGTTAATTTTGCTCCAGAAACAGTTACCAGCACTTCAACAACTACTGTAGCCGATCCTGCTGACGGGGAAACTGTGACTTATACTGTTACTGTTCATAATCCTGGAAGTGGAAATATTTTTAGAATAAATGGTGTAAATAATCCTGTTATAACAATGAAACGTGGTTCAACTTATATCTTTAATCAATCTCATAGTTCCAATGTTGGACATCCTTTAAGAATAAAATCCGATGCTGGAGGACAGCAGACAACAACTAATACTGGAACGCTTGGAACAGATGCAACAGTAACTTACCAGCCAGTATATCCAACTGCTCCAAATGATCTCAGATATTACTGCACAGTTCATGGTAATGGAATGGGTAATACGATCACAATGAACAATCCAAATACAATCCAGCAGCAAACAACTTCATCGTCTACTACACAAACTAATCCTTATGGAACACCTGATCCAACAGCAGAGTTTCCACAGGAAATTTATTTTTTAGACAGAAAAATTACTGAAAATAGAAATTTAGTTACATGGGAAGCTCAATCTGCTTTAGATTTAGTCAATGTAAAATTACCAGCAAGAATCGCAACTAAAGAATTATTTCCTGGTATTGGAGCATTTAGAGGATGACTTGGAAAGATATTGCTTTACAACACGCAAAAAAGGATGCACCACATGAAGCCTGTGGTTTAGTAGCTGTTTATAAAGGAAAAGAAAAATATTTTCCCTGTAAAAATCTTGCTGAAGAATTAGGAGAACAATTTATTGTAGATCCTGATGATTGGATAAATGCTGAAGATCAAGGCGAAATTATAGCTGTATTTCACAGCCACCCAGATCATCCTCCTACACCTAGTCAAGCTGATCTTGCCAGTTGTGAGTATTTAGATTTACCTTTTTATATTGTTACTCCAGAAACATCAGATTGGTATTACTTTGAACCTTCTGGGTATGAAAAAAGTTTAATTGGTAGGGAATGGGTATGGGATATTCAAGATTGCTGGAGTTTAATCACTGATTGGTATAAACAAAAGAAAGATATAGTGATAAAACATTGGAAAAGACCTAAAAGCCCAAAAGAATTTTCTGAATCTCCTTTATTTGAATATGGTTTACCCAAAGTGGGTTTTGTAGAAGTAGATGAGAATGATGAGACAGAAGTTGGAGATGTCTTACTTATGGACACAACTAATACAGGCAAATTAGATCATGTGGCTTTATATGTAGGAGATCAAACTATCCTTCAACATTGTGTGAAAAGACTTAGTTCCAGAGAAACTTATGACGAAAAATGGATAGAATGTACAAAGAAGAGGTATCGCTATGCTCAGTAAAATAAAAGTTTACGGCAGACTAGCTCGGTTCTTAGGACAACGTACTTTTGAAGCTGAAATAAATTCCACAGTAGATGCTATTAGATTTTTAACAGCAAACTTTCCTACTCTGCAATCACACATGATAGAACAAAACTATTGTGTAAAAGTAGGAGAATATGAAATAAACGATAAAGAATTAGATGTTCCTGTTGGTCAACAAGAAATAAAAATAGTACCTGTAGCTGTTGGTGCTAGAAGAGGTCTTGGTAGATTTTTATTGGGAGCAGTTTTAATTGGTGCTGCTATTGCATTTCCTGGTGCTTCATTAGGATTTAGTGGTTTTACAAAAGCTGCTGGATTTAGTGCGTTTCAAGCTACAGTTGGAAATATTGGTATTTATTTAGCATTATCAGGTGCAGCACAGATGTTAAGTCCAGTACAAACTGATACTACTACTGACGATCCAAATAGTTTTAATTTTAATGGAATTTTAAATACCATAAATGCTGGAAGTGCAATTCCAGTAGTTTATGGCGAAGTGTTTACTGGATCTATAATTGTATCAGCAGGAATTGATACAGAGGACTTCTCAGGAGGAACATAATGTTTAAAATACCAGGAGTTGATTTCGGAGCAGGACCAAAAGAAATAAACCTAAACCCTTTTAGTTGGTTTGGTGGTGGAGGTGGTGGTACTGCCACCATAAGTTTTGGCTCAGTACAAAGTAGGCAAGCAGTAAATATTGTAGAAGTTATAAGTGAAGGAGAGATTGAAGGGTTTCCTTCAGCAGCAGGACTTACTCAAGGAACTGATGCTTACAATAAAGCCTCCTTAAAAGATGTCTTTTTAGATAAGACACCTATTGTAAAATCATCAGCAAATTCAAGCAATATAACGGATGCCGATTTTAACTTCCAAAGAGTCTTATTTAAAACTCGTTTTGGAACGGCAAATCAAACTTCTATACCCGTTGTCAGTGATATAGAAACAGAAGTCAGTGTAAATGCTCCAGTAACTAATGCTGCATCTGTTACTCGAACAGTAACCGAGTCTAATATTGATGAAATTAGAGTCACAATACGTTTTGATGGTCTTGTCAGTATTAATGAAGAAGATGGCAAAAATTTAGGAACTACAGTTGATGTATTTATATTAATTACTGAAAATAATGGAAGAACAACTCGTTTTGATAAGAATCAGATTACTGGTACTGGCCCTGGTGGGTTTTTAGATTTA